TTCACGTATTCTGCTTTTTGTGCATCATTGCCAAATTGGAACTTTTCGTATTCTTCCAAAGTCGGAACAACGGCATCACGATACGCTTGGTAAGATGTCGGGGTTCCCGTGTTAGCGCCCGCGACAGTGAGCTTTTTCAATCTGGCATACTGCTCAGGGGTAAACGCAGCCCTGCCGGTTTTCCCTTGAGGCTTTCCAATTCTTAAGGCGAACTTTGCAGACTCAGGGCTTCTACCACCTGAATTAGTGCGTCCTGCTATTGAGGTTAACGCCTCGTAATCTTTTCGCATCCACTTATATCCTTCACCGGCTCTGTAACCTTCAAGTTCGGTATTCAAAACCTCAAGCTCACTGTCGCGGGACATAAGGATCTTACCACGTTCCGTTGCAAGCGCACCTTCGCTACGCCCGCCGCTTGCAGCTAATCGAGCGGTCATTGAGGACATATTTGCACTATAGGTTTTCGCAATACTTCCATGAGCCTCTTGCGCATAACTAAACACGTCACCACTAAAATTATATGATGCTCGTGTAACCTTCCGTATGGCCCGATTACGCCTTCTGCGAGAACCTTTGTCCAAGCCACCCACAACAGTCCCTATAGCAGCCCCTACAGCCGCCCCTGTAGGCCCGAACATAGAACCTATGGTAAGACCTGTCTGGAATCCGGCTTGAGGCGCACTCTGCCCTTCAGGGTCAGATGCGGTAGGATGATAGATGCTAGTTATTGACATTACAAAGACTCCCTATTACGTTCGCCATAAATGGATAACACGTTCATTGGTACTGGTTGATCTTCTTCAATAGTAACCTGACCATTTTCGTCCCAACCCAAGTCGACCATTTTGGAATGCCCACTTACGAGCGGCTCTGGCGTTCCCATTGGCGTTCCTGGATTTCTGTCAGGGGGTCGCCTTCCATTGATCTTAGGGTATAACGACAAATGTAACAATACCCATAGTTTGTTCCACCGTTTCTTCCATGATTTAATTTGACCTTGAGGCACATCAGGCGGCAAAGTTTTTATCTTGGCAGAAATTTGCAAACCGACAATAAAATCAGTACCCGCGTCACTTGTCGTTATAGACCCTCCGCTCACAACCTTTTCAGGACTAACAGCACCGTCAACCAAAACCTGCACAGTCTTTCCCTCAAGGTGATCAAGACCCGTAACTGTCGTTGTGGAAACGTTGCTTACAAAATGAACATTAGTTTCCATATAGATCGTTTTGTCCGTAGCTTGCTCCATGTGAGGTCTTTCCGCTTCTGTGACCCACGCAACCCTTGTCAGCATGTCTTTGCCATTAATGCTCCCTACAGCAATATCAAAAACTTTCAAATTAGGGTTAGGGTTTCTGCACCATCCTAAAACTTGGGAAAATTTATCATACGTTAAACTCACATACTCCCCGCTTTCCATAACCAAATGAAGGATGGCATTAGGATTTTGCGCCCATGCCATCCTTAATATCAAACCTTCTGTGACATGTTCTGCGGCGAAAGCTATATCTTCTGACAACCATGCATTTTCTTCATTGTAGTAGGCAGTCGTATATATCCTACGCCTATCCAAAGACACATAGAATATTTTTTCACCTACTTGAAGCGGTTGGATTCTCGCGCCACCGTTTGTCGATTGTAACGAGAATTGAAAATCGCTAGGGGTTATAACACCCTCTCTGCTATTTAATATATGTTCTCCGTTTTCAGCCCCTATGAGAAGTTCTCTAGCCGAAAACATCCACGTTATGCGTCCGTCTCGTTGCATGGTTATATCCAAACCTTCACCGTCCAAACCAGTACCCAATCTGAAATCACCGTAATCCCCGCTTTGACTAGCCCAAATTCTTTGAGGTTCATCGGGCGTACCTGCTAAAAATAATCGCCCTTGATGATATGCACCAATCGAGGGCCAATTATTCCCTGTCCATTCAGCAGGTTCACCGACTGTAGGTATAATCCAACTTGTATCGAGAATATACGTATCTAACCCAAACACATAATTAAGCTTAACAGGTTCGTACTTTGGATGAAGAAATAACATTTCCGTACCATCAGGAGATGTGATCATGTGTACATCTTGCAAATCAGTTCGGTCATAAAGCGTAGGTGGCGTTGTTACGCTTATATCAACTATAGGATCGCCCCTGTCTGCATCAGCCGCACTACCGACGAAATAAATAATGTTTCCTTCGGGCGCAGTATTCGCGTCCGTTTCCAAACTAACCCAATATGTAGCGTTGTTGGGTATAAATGAAAAAGTTATTACCTCTTGGTCTGATGTAAAAGATGCAATATCATCGTTACCACTAGAAGTTCCTATTTTTACAGTTAAGACCGAAGCAGTTGCTTGTCTTAATTCTAAAAAATGGGAATCTCCGATCCCTCGAAAAACAGTACAGTCCGTACTCATGGCAACTACCGAGTTACCGCTAAAAGTGTTCAAGTAACCTTTGATGTGTATGGAGAAACCGTCCAAGGTATATGATGTGGGCCAATCGGTAAACGGGATAAACCACCCTGTAAAACTACCGCCTGCGAAATCAGGGTTAGTTATTAAGTTAAAACCGGTATAAGCCCTCCCTGTGTTTTCCAGATATACAGCATCGTCAGAAAGAATTATTTTATCAAATCTGTATTTGTTTATTTGTTTCGTGAAAACGCGCCACCCCGAATCCTTTTGTAACGCGGGATCTGTTTGAGAATATAAATAACGGAGACCTTCTTTTTTAAAAGCCCCTCCCCTCCGACTGATAGTGATGTTCTCTGCTGTTTCTAATCCTTTGGTATAGAATTCGCTAGCAGAATCACCATAGAGTTGCGGCGAGATCTCGCCCGCTTTGAAGTCGATCTGTTTTGCGTAGTCTTTAGCCACATTATCTCACTTCTGTAAACTCGTTTGATCTTGTAATGTATGATCGACCTTGCAGCCCATCAGTTGACGCAGCCATTCTAAGCTTCTCACCATACAGGGCAGCCATATCAGACTGCAGCTCCCTGCTACCCGCAATCGGTATCGCCAGATCCATAGCTATTCTGGCGGCTAGTGCCTGCACAAAAGCAGGACTGAATTTTGTAACATCTGTGATCCGAGTCAACACCCTTGCATAAATAGCGTCGACGTTGTTGGCTACGATGGTGTCACCTTCACGCAGCCACTCGACCTTGTTGTAACGTCCCTGCATTGTCGCGCTAGATCCTATTACCCCTGCTGTTGCATCAGATACCTGTAGGACTCGTATTACGTTAGAGGGGATCTGAAATTGCTTATCAAATCCAAACACAGGTGTAGCTACAAGAGCCGCAGGTTGTATCCTAGCTACAGCAAACGTCCATTCACGATCTTCCAGTACGGCATCCCTCAGAGGGTCATATACGGCATTACAGGCTATGGCTTCCGCAGAACCGTCAGTCAGGGCGGTTATGACGTTTCCACCAAGCCAGATTAGAGCTTGATTGCATACGGATACCTCTGAGAGAGCCATTCGGTTTACTCGTATGTACCGTTGAAGGCACTAGCCGGAGTTGTAGTCTGGCCTGCCACGCGAGCTTCGCTATCTTTCTTTTCGGCGATGCCCGCGTTAGTGTCGACAAGCTCGATGCTTTCACCGGCGATACCATCATTGGCAGCAGGGTTAGCCGCTTCTTTAGTGGCACTTGCAATGGTTTCGTTTGTTGTAGATCGGATCATGATAACTCCCGTTTAGGGTTTGAGTCCTAAGAAAGCGGATCTACTTTCTTAGCAGCTTTTTTGGCAGCAGCCTTGGCGGCAGCACCTTGCGGCTCGTCCTTGTCTACATCCGCTTTCGTTTCGTTCTGTTCAGACTTTTCAGCCTGATTTTCAGCCACCTTGACAACTCGACGAATGCAGGAGGCATCACAGAAAACGTACTTCTGGATTTCGGACACCTTAGTAACACCTTGAGAGATAAGTTTGCGAGTTCTGGTTAACTCAGATTGGGTTATATGCTTTTTCATAATTGGATCGCTCTATTAAGTTTGAGAAAAGGGAAAGTTGCGTAGGAGCAACTTTCCCTTACAGGTTAAACACCGATTACGTGTTCTGCACTTGCAGCCAGACCACATGCTCATCTTCGGTTCGTACTATACCGAAGGTAGTGGCACAGTAAATGCGCCATGCAAAAGAGTTCGTTGGATCTTCTGCAACACGGACAAGCATTTCACGGTTGACCTGCATACCCAATCCGCGCTTCGTGAAGGCAACGCAGTCGATGGTATCGGGCGTACCCGCAGTGATGTTCAACAGGGTCGACATGACCCACGTAAAGCCCATCCAGTTAGGGACAATGCCGGTAGTTGACAGACGTTGCAGGGACTCGCGATGAACGTAGTCGGCAGATGTCTGCTCGGTCAGTTGCATCAACTTGCGAACCTGTTTCGGTCCAATAACAAACACCTTGGGGACATCAAGCTCGATGTCGTTTTCCAGAAACTTTTCCTGCACTTGAGTAATGAGATCAAACGTGATCGCAGATCCAGGAGCGATTTGCTGGTTTGCCGTATCGAAGGCAACGGCTGCACCATCACCGTCAGTGGCAGCACCAGTGGCAGCAGCGAGGATCGCCGTATCCCATGCTCGGCGAATTGCCATTGCGAGTGACATTGCCTGATTGGAGTTCGGATCGATCAACATCTGTACGATGTCTTCTTGCTGTGTGGTATCACCGGCATGTTCAGTTGCGGCGATAGACAAACGTCTACTGTAAGTTCCACCAGTAGAAGGGGTTGCTACCAGACCGGCAGCTTTACTGGTAGAAGTTGAAGCACTCAACCTTTCCCATGCGTGGTCTTTACCTTCGCCAGATCTTTCAGTAACGAAAGGACGGAGACGGGTGATTGCTTGTTGCGCGAGATGGCGCAAGGTACGTTCGAATGTGGAAATATAGACTTTATCAATATCGGTAGCCATTACGCTAACCTCCTAAAAAATGTTAATAGATCAGAGGTAGCAGAATATTCTGGCCCGAATACTTTTACCAGCAAGCCGTGTTGGTAGTCACTGGGTTTAGTTGTGGGGATTATGCTCCACAATCCCCACATTTGTCAACAAGTTTAGCGCCCTAATAAGGCGTCACGAAATTCCTCAGTTTCGGTTTTCTTCTTACCGGCATCAGCAGCCCGCGTAAGCTCAACCATTTTCTTCACTGCGGCGTTATGTGCAGGGGATGATCCGTCCCAATAAGGATGTTCCTTATTGTTGTGAATTTCGTTGATTTTCATCTCGGCTTGTTCAGGTGTTAGCCTGTCAAGATCGTTGCCGCCATGATCATCACCGATACGAGGGCCGGAGTTTCTAAACCCCTCCATTAGCTTGTCGAGTGCTTTGATGTTACCTGCGCCCACACTGCCTTCTTCGATAGCCTTAACTAGCTTATCGTCAAAGCCGACTTTACGTGCAAACTCAGCAGCGTTGATCAACTTTTCATCAGCAGCTTCACCGAATTCAGTTTCGATACCTTTCTTGATATCTTCCATGTAGCTGCGTTGCTTGGCAGTGTTGTCTTCAAAGTCTTTCAGGATAGACTCGGACAAACCTTTCATCTGCCCTTTAGTGACACCTAGTTCATGCGCCTTATCGGTCAAGTGCGCGAAGTTGTCTTTCAGGGGATCTGGTATGTCGGGCAACTCATATTCGGTTGGCTCTTTGGGTCGCCCCATACGATCATAGATATGATTCATGTCAGCACCTTCACCGACATATACCAAATCAGGGATCTTCTTTTGCAGATCCAACAGGAAAGCTTCGCGCTTTTCCGATGCAACATCTTCACCAGGAATACTGATCTGTTGTGATTGTAATTTACGCGCATTGACTATCATAGTAGCCATTTGATCTATGGATTTAACATCATCCAGTACACCACTGTTACGCACTTCTTCGGGTAATTGTTCCCGCCAACCTTCGGGTAATTCAAGCATGGTCTTTGTCTCGCTCATTTATTCGTTGTAAAGATTTAAGAAACTCCACTACATCACGACGACCTAAATTGAAGTACGTGTCGTAGGGAGTTTCGCCCACCATATCACCCTCGTAAAAAGATTCTTCCAAGGCCGCTATGAATTTTTTGCCAAGCTCAGAGTTCATAAAATCAGCCACTACTCCGGCCTTTACCCTGATCTTGCGCAATAACGCTTCTCGCTTTTCTTTTACTGACATTTCGCTCATACCTTACTCCGCTTTTAAGTTGCTTTGACGCAACTTATTGATTAACAGGCATACCCGCTTCGGCAAACTGTTTCGCACCTTTGCCCAAATCGGATGTAGCCTTGCCGCCCATAGCCAACATTTCCATTTGTCTAGCTTCGATAGCGTCCTGCCTCTTTTTGTTGACCTCAACCTTCACTTCCTCTTTGGATCTGATGATCGTCGCAGGAACATCCATAGCTTTAGCTGTCTCTCTACCGAAAGACTCTGCATCAGGCAATACAGACAATTCAGGGTACGCTTGTGCAAACTCTGTCATCATTGACATCCATTGCGCCATCATGGCGATACTGTCGGACTTCTGCGCTCTAGCCATAGGCCCGATATAGTCGACATCAAAATCACCTTTAGATTCCAAAACAACATTCGGCATCTCAGGTAGCTGTCCTGATCGCAGTAGTATGCGGAAGGTTCTTTCGATCAACGGATCTAGCAGATCCGTTTGCAGTCTGCCGAATACTGGTCCCAACAGACGTTGCATAAGATCGAATCGCGCATTGACTTCGGTAGCAGTCATTGCAGGGGATTCTTTGAGTTCAAGTCTGTCCACCAGAAAGATTTTGTTTATATTGATCCGGTAATCCAATATGAGTTGATCGGCGACATCAAAACGGGCTTTTGATTCAAACTCCCTGATGGAGTCCATAGATCTGACAACGGTATGACCGCCTGCACGTAGATCGAGATCGCTCATCAGGCCGCGCTCAGTTACCAGTGTAGCAGGGTCAATGACTTTCGCGGCTGCAGCTAGTCGCTGCTCTACCATAGTGTTCAGGGTCATGGCATCACTTATAGCTATAGTTCCAGGACCATAGCCCCACATAGAGCCTGATGTCTTTTGCCATCTCGGCAGGAATGCGGGCATTTCATAGTAGCCACCTTCATCACCTAACATCTCTGCGGTTTCATGAAGTACGAACTTGAAACCGTATGGTCTTTGCTCTGGAGTCAGGATCTTGGTTGTGTCGGCATCCTTTTTATCCTTACGAGGATAAATGCACATGATGACCGTCAGCTTGTTATCGGCCTGATTAGGCAGCTTGGCCTTTTCTTTGATCGCATCGGTAACACCCTTCTCGCCGAACTTGTCGACGATCTGCAAAGGTGTCCACTGATGTCGACGGTAGAAGGTACGTATGCCTCCTTTGTGATCTTGTTCAAAGTAGATCTCTCGGATCGGGAGAGTTGAGAAGTCTATACCCTTCCACTCGGTTTCACTTTCGGCTTCTTCTACGATACACGATGTACCAAAGCCGCATAGATCCAGATAAGCTTCGTTGATCTGTAGGTTAAAGTCAGACTCTACCAAAGCATACCACATCTTCTCGGCGCAAGCCTGCAACCATTCTTTTGCTTCTTCGTCGAGATTAAGCTTGTCCTGTCGGAACCGTAAACCAAACCATCGGTTAGAAGGGTTAGTCAACGCACCGTGTACAGAGCTTGCCAGTGTGTTACAGGCTAGGATTGCAGTCGAGTCGAAGACATCTCTGCCGCGCCTCCAATCGACCTCATGCTCTGAGGATTGATCCTGAAAAAACTTGCCGCCCTTTAAAGGCACTATGAATTTTTCAATTAGATCCCATGTGGATTCTGCGCTTTTGCGCAAACCCCACAACGCATCGTACCGTGTCTTAATCTCTTGCGGGGTCATAGGTTTTACCTTTTCAGTGTAATATCAGATTTGGATTTGTCGGCATCCTTTGCTCGTTGTTTTTCAGATTCCATAAAAGGCATACCCTGTATACCTTGGAAAATCATATCGTTAACAGTTTCCATTAGCTTCACCATTGTTGGATCTTGCCCGACTTCTGGATCCAGGATCTTAAGCTCGAACCACCTTTCACCTGACTGACCTTTGAGCACGATCCAGTTCTCACACTCCTGCTGAGTCATAGGCTCCGGTTCGGCCTTTTCATTTTTAGCGATTGTTGCTACTGCAATATCTAAAGGTGTTAGGACTTTCTTATTCATTTTCTCGCTCTCGTGGTTAGGATAAACATCGTCGGACTTTAAACTGTTTTGACCCTTTACGCAAGTCAGATAGCATCGGGGCGTCACGGGAAGTGTACAAAACACAGTCGCCTGCATCGGGTGATCGGTTAAGTCGCATCTTAACTTCTTTCTTAGATTCGACCTGTATCACATTCCCTTCCAAGATTTTGTACTTGAATGCACACAGATCCTCTTTCATCTTTTTGTCTGGCGGCAACATAATAAAGTCACCACTTTCTGGATCTAACGACTCGCGCAATCGCCAAAACAGTTCCGCTCTGAGATTCCTAAAGTGAAACAGACCGTCCTTACTTATGGCATCACTACCTTCGTTACCTACGATTGGATCGACATCGATGTGGTTTTCGACAAGCTTGTCGTAGGTTGACGAACCTATGCCAATCACATCGCAGTATACCCTGCATCCGTCTCGCCTTGCCATAACAACACGAGCAGCACTAAGCGATCCTGTTGGTACTTCCTTTCCTGGAATCTTCATGATCGGGGAATACCAGAACCCATGCCTTGTCATTATGGTCATCTCATCTTGCCCGCCGCGAGCCGGATCTACCCCCATAGCTGACATTCTAGTGTACGATTTATCCTCGCTGTCTTTCCACCGTTGCATAGCGAGGTCTACCCATTCACTAGGTATGACTTGCATCTGGTCATCTTCTAGCGACGACAGGAACTTACCGTCGAGCATACGTTCCCGCAAATGCTTCGGTAGTCGTTGTAGTTTCTGCTTGTAGCCTGATTGGATCATGTGAGGGTTGTCGTCGACCTTCGCGCTTATGAAAGTCCTCGATTGAGCCGAGTAGATACTGTTTCCAGAATCGAGCATTTCCTCCGGTAGAGCAAGTCTGACCATCCCATCATCCCTATCAATGATATAGTCACCTTCGCACTCAACCTCGTAATCGTCGTCCTCCACAATAACAAACCAGCGAAGCTCACCGTCAACAGCGGGATTATCGTGGTCTGGATCGAGCCAAGGTCGGAAGATCCTGACCATCCACATTCCGGTAGCATCTGTTGGGGGATTGGAACAGAGAAGTGTTCTTGTCTTCTGTCCCTCTGAGGCGGTTCTTTCCCATACCGTGAGATATGAGAATTCGCCATAGGATATGTTTGCTGCTTCATCGATCACCAGTAAGTCACGGGGAGCGCCTTGATATTTCGCGGCATCTCCTGGTTTGTTAAGACCTCCGAAACGAATCTGTCTCGTAGGCTTCTCGTCGTAAGGATCTGTTATCTCGTTGTTCGGTAGTCGCCAGATACCGTTCTGACTGTTAAAACCTTCGCGCCCGCCGAGGATTGTTTCGATCTCATCCTGCATGGCGTATAGCTGACTGGCTTCTTTTCGTATGATCAGGGTTCGTCGGTGTTTGGTCAGGGCGAGTATGATGGCAAGGAACGTCTTGCCGCCACCGGCTGCTCCACCGTATAGCGTGAGATCCGCTTCGCTCTCAGCCGCCATCGTCTGCGGTCCTGGATGTGTGACTAATGAGGGTTGTCGATTTTTCAGCGACTCCATGAGGTTGATCTTGTCCTCGCGGGACAGGCTGTCTATGAAGGCAAGATCTTCCTTAAAGGTTGTCACGGGCAATTACCGATTATCGTATGGTCGGATTTGCTTGATAAACTGGTGGAGGCTACCTGCCGAGTCCTGCTGATAGTGGATACCAAACTCGATTAACCTTGCGTCTGCCCCGTATGTATCAGCAGCATTACCGCCGAGAGTTTCGAGAACGGCGACCTCTGCCGAATGGAACGGTGATCTACTCATGGTTGTATCCTCATATAAAATCGTACTCGTCGTTAACCTCTTTAAAAGTTGCTTCCAAGCAACTTTCGTCTAACCCTTGCTGCTTGCGCCATAGTTGCAGCCGTTGCGCCAACTCAACGTTACTTACGTTATGCGTGTGCTGGTGCGCGTGATCATGCATGTTGTGGCTGATAGATTCCGTTGCCTTGATATCGGGCAATACCTTACCCATCAACCGGAACTTAATATCCGCTCTCGCTCGTAGAGCCGCTATTACCTCGCGCTCAAGCGGGATCGGGTTGCCCGCAGGGTCTTTCTCGCCAGCCAGCTTAGTGTCAATCTCAAACAGGTCATTGATTAATTGCGTAGGGCTTATCTGCTCGCGCGCAGCTTCACGCATCATCTGTGTGGTGCGCATCTGGCGAGCTAGGTTCTCGCGGTCAGTAGCCTTATCTTCTTTGGCTAATACTGACGTAGGGTGGGTTAGCAACTTACTCATAGGCGCGGATTGTGGACTAATGCGGCTATCCTGTCAAGCGCACATGCATCGGGGCGAAACAATGATTGATTCCTATCATGATATAATCCTGTCAGATTTTTTGAAATTTTTAGCTCGGATATGGATAGGTGGTAAAATATAGAAACGAAACCGGCAATCGCGGGGGGTGGGGTCCCGTTCCGCGATATCCTGATATCAAAATATCAAAATTCCCTTGTGGATCAACGACTTACGCGCATGTCATCCTGTGTAGGAATCCAGGATGTGATCATGTGATCATAGCCTCGTCTATGTGGCTGGCTATGATATGTTCATCACATCATGTGTCTGTGTATGTGTCTGTGTATGATATGTTCATCACATCATATCAGTGGATGCCAGTGGATGTGCGTTTCTATAGAGTTTGAAGTCCGTTGCGCCTCTATATGCTGATATGTTCATCACAGCATACCCGCTATTTTGTATCCGGTAACTATGTAGTAAAACCCAATTTTCATCTCATAGGATATGCACATCCACTGACATCCATTCTCTTATAAATCAACAACTTAGCAATACCCTCAACTGATATCTTTATGTTCACATATAATGTATGCATCTAGCTTGTGTCTGTCCCCGATATGTTCATCGCATCATGTGTCTGTGCTGATGTGTTCATCGCATCATGTGGATGTTTATCTATTTGCGACATAAAACGGCCAAACTTATCTATTTGCGACATAAAACGGCCAAACTTATCTATTTGCGACATAAAACGGTCAAGGCTATTGCAATGCTCACAGATAAGACTATCGTTATACCCATCAGCCCGTAATCACGGGCGGTATACAGAAACCAATAAACCGGAGCAAAACATTATGACTAACAACGAAATTATTAAAGAATGCAGACTATTAGCAAAAACTCAGAATCTAGTCTTTCATCGCAGTAATCGAGTTGGCAAAATAAACGGCAAGGCTTGTTATGAGATAGAGTCCGGAATTGAATACAAAACATTGCATCAAGGCAGCTTAGTTACAATTTGGGAGACTTTGCTATCTGAAAACTTAGCAAATCAATAGTTATGCTGCAAAATCATTACAATTACAGAAACCGATCAAACCGGAGCAAATTATTATGACTTTTAAAGCAATCTATACGGGTTTTGTCGTCTGGGCAGGCTTTGCGTTATATACAGACGCTGCACAAATCCTTATGACCTTACCCATCAGCCCGTAATCACGGGCAGGTATACAGAAACCACAATCAAACCGGAGAAAATTATGAATGTTCAAACTCGAAAAATCGGCCTGAACAAAGGCAAACGCCGTATATGGTTAGAAGGCGCAATATTAACTGATAACGGCATTAAGCACGGTATGCGATTTAACCCTGTACCCGTATCAAACGGTCTGCTGATCAGGATTGAAGACAACGGCAAACGCAAAATTGCCGGTAAACCTGATCGCCCTATTATCGACATGACAGGCGCAACAGTAACAAGCGCATTCGACGACGGTACAAAAGTGGTTGAAGTCTACGCGCACCCTTTCGGCCTGTTATTGAAATCGCAACCATAGCAACAAGCCCGCTATCATAGCGGGCAGGTATACAGAAACCACAATCAAACCGGAGAAAATATTATGAACTTTAAAAACTTTAAACTACTCGATGCTGTCGAACTATGGGCCGAAGACTTAAACAGTTTTAGCTCTGCCGGAGTTATTGAAAGCGAAACACAATTATCCGCTCTGTTCGATGCAAATATTTTGCCGCATGTTATCGCTGAATATGGTGAAGACGATGAACCGGCAATCAAGGAAGCGTTTTGCAATTACGCTGACTCACTGCATCAGGATAATTTAATGCACGACGAACAGACAAACAAATACTGCTATGTCGGCAAACTTGCATCTTAATTGTTGTGATTTGCGGATAGACCTTGGTTGGTTACACTATCCCTTTTGCAAGCAATTGAACCCCACTGAAACAAAACAACCACAGGAACCGAAGACATGATTAACTTACCGCTTAGAAAAACCATAGCTGGCCTGACCGCCTCCGCGCTTTTAGAAAAAGCCCAGATAGTAGAGACTATGTCCGGCGACTTTTACGTCCGTGTCGGTGACCTTAACCTTGATGTTACCGAAGAATACGAATTGTGCGTTAGTTATTACGATGGAACCGGCCTCGGCATTATGACACTGACCCGTGAGGATCAAGACAAGTTAACTTCCCTACTGGCCGAAACAGAAACGCGTTACGAAGCTGCGGCCGCCCTATGAACCCAGAACAGAAACCAACCACTAGAGAGAGTAAACAAAATGCACGCGATACAAGTTTTTAAAAGTAAAACCAAATTCTTAATCATTGAGATTATGTTCGGCGTGGCGCAAGCTGCATATGTTGAGAACATCGAAGACCTCGCACGCCATTTAAAGTGTAACAGCTTATATAACAACCCAAAGGCGTTACGTCTGCCTTTTGTGCATGTAAACAACGCTGAACTAAAACGCCTGGCCACAACCAACCAATAAACCGGAGAAAATTATGACTTCACATAGCGAGCAATTATACTCAAACATCGACACTGTGATGGACCGCATCGACGAAAGGCAACGTGAACTGGCAAGACTGCATGATAGGTTGAAACCCTCTATCAAAATGCAATCCATTTGGGCGTATGCATTTGACGCAGGCTCGTGCAAGTTTTCAGGCCGAATGAAGTTTGCCGGTAACATAGCACATAAGGAAAAAATGGCTTTCGTGGAAGCATGGTTTGAACGTGAGGATGGAATGCGCTACTACTTGACCAAAAGCGAGCTTCAACGCTTCAAACCCGAAGCCCGAATTCATAAAGACTATGAATTTTAAAAGTTGCTCGGACGCAACATTTAGCCCGTGATTACGGGCGGTATACAGAAACCGTGTTACGAATTGTAGTATTTTGTTGACATATTAATCAAATCCGATTACTGTCGCATCTCGTAACACAACTTAAATCTCAACGGAGAAAATTATCATGTCTAAGAAAGAAAGCACGAGCAAATCTGTAACAACTACTAAAAAGACGGCAAAAAAGGAAGTTGTGAAGTACACAGCATCGGACGTTGTACTCACAAAAGCGCAGTCTAAAACTCTGGAAATGGTTGAAAAGAACCAAGACCGGATTTTATCAAACGCCGAAGCCATGCTGAAAATCGGCTTCGATTCTGGTCAGCGTTTGATGAAGCTGAAAGAAGAAATCCAGTCTAAGTTTGGTCGCGTCTGGAAAACATGGGCGCAAACCGAAGGCAATCTGTCAATCGGTTACGAGCAAGCTTCACGCTACATGAAACTGGCAGGCGCAACTGACGATGAGTTTGCAGCACTTGAAAGTACTAGCATCGAGTCGGCTGTAAAAGAAATCGAATATCTTCGCAAGCCGGAGAAAAAAGCTGCCGCCGAAAAAGCTGCCGCCGATAAGAAAGCAGCAGGTAACAAAAAGCAGAAAATCGCTACTGCCGGTATTATCAGCAACGCAACACTGGACGAAGTTGAACAGTGCACTGATATAAGCGAGCTACGCGGTCTGATCAAGCTGTGTCATGCCCGCATCGAAGAACTTGAAGATGTCGGCGACGAAGTTGAAGAATCCGACGACAACGATGACATTGCCGACATTATTGGGTAATGTCTAAATCAGCCGTAGAGCGCAGGTTGGAACGACTGCGCAAGTCTAAAGGGCTGTCCAAACGCCAGTTCTTTTCTTTTTCCGGCAACGGAAAGCTTTCCGAGAATGTTTATATCCCCGACATAGATCATGGTGCATGGTCGTATATCGGTGAGCCAACAGCACCAGATTTTAAGGAGTACAGTTTCTTATGAGTAAACGGCATCAAGTAATGACGATAGAGCAGCTTAAAAAGGAAAAGGCTCTACATCTCAGCAAAATCAAAAGGTTGCAGAAAACCATAGGTTTCAAACAGCAGCAACTAATTGATAACGACTATGAGTTACGGTGGATCGAATGGTATTTATCCCAAGCCAAACGGTCTCAAGATGGTCAAACAGTAGCAAAATTATAGGGTAAAATATGTCTTGTTTTCAGCATCCCCTCCTTAACCGGAGGGGAGGCAGGGGGTTGTGGGTGGTTTATAAAGGCTACATTATAGAGCGTCAATACTTTGCAGGTAGTGATTTTACTGTTGCGGATATGAAGTTGACTATCCGGAGACAGATATTCATTGAAGTGTTTGGTAGGATACCTGATTTGGGGGAGGTGTCATGAAATGGGTTATGCCTACAGATGTTCCGATAGAACCAATTGCGGAAGGCGAAGAGCACTCAAGCACAAAATTGATTGGTACATTAACAGGCCGAAGTGTCTTGGGTGCAAACGTGATACGCTTAAACCTGTCTATGAAAAGGAACACCAGAGATCAAAGCGGCGTGGATGCTTTTGTCAAGGGAGACATTGGCCTCACAATAAGGGGCGTGTTGAAGATGAAAATCATATATGCATACACGTACCATTCGAAGAAGCTCAAATTTATGTTGAAGCGTTTGAAGACGGTCACACGGTAACCATCATGAAACCAGAAGATGATTGCCCTTTTTAGGAGTTTTGACATTAATATCAAAGTTTTAAGGAGAGATTGTTGTGGGTATAGTCAAGAATAAATCAATCCCAAGATGGTTAGCAAAGCAAGACCCTGATGATCCTAATTTACACCCAAGCTACAGACGTACTGTTATGTATTATAGGAAGCTCTATAAAGCGTTTCCTGATTGGGCTAACAATCACCCCGACTTTAAGAAGATCGCCCAAGAGTGGGGCCGACAGTTAGCACAGGGGCGCACCGTGGAGATAGACCACATTGTACCTATATGTTCCACTATAGTTTGTGGGCTGCATGTACCGTGGAATCTGCAAGTAATAACAGCCGAGGCTAACAGGCTTAAGAGTAATTTGTGGTGGCCTGATATGCCGTTTGAGAATCACGATATGTTTGAGGATTATCTTATTGATATACCCCCCAGACAACACAGTTTTAATTTTTAAGGAGATGATGATATGAGTACCGAGATACAAAAACATTTAGATTTTTTGGGTATGGAAGTTGAAGACAGGGCTACTGGTGCAAGAGGCATTTGCACTACAGTTTCTTTTGATTTGTACGGGTGTGTGCAGGCTGCTATTAACCAAGGGATTACGCGTTACTTGCGTAAAATATGTCTTGTTTTCAGCCTCCCCTCCTTAACCGGAGGGGAGGCTTTTTTGTGCCTGCCACATATTACTGGTGAGCCGTGGCAGGGAGATTGGAAAAAACTGGTACGGTAGTGAGGGTTAGAAGGGCGTGACTTAAAACGGCTCTCAGGAGGTCACATAAAGTCGTAATCTGCCTTGGGCATTTCGGGTACAGCTTCGAACACCGGCTTGATCTTAGATACTTTGTGCTGCGGCATTTTATACCCGTACTCACGAGCGCCGTTTCGCTGAAACCGTTTCGCTGTACCTTGCCCTGTAATTCGGCGCAAGCTTTCCAGGACTTCGTTCTTTTTCGCAACGTAGTTATGATCGCTCATCCGCAAGCCGACTGCATGCATGATTTCTGTAGTTGAAAGCCAATGTATCGCGGGCGCATCCATGTCGAAACTCTCGCGTAGCATAGACTCGCCTGCAGACTCTCTGATGAACCGTTCACTGACTTCTGACAACATGTCTGATTCTTCGTAGCCGATCCACCATCTGAATTCCTGTCTGCCTGCTATACAAGCCTGATACATCATGTCTATCTCTCGCCAGAAGTTATGCAGTTCGCCTGAATCCTTCATCTGTTTAACCGCCAGAAAATCAGTCTTCAAAACTTGCACAGGCCAGAAACGCGAGTTGCCTGTTTGATCTACTAAAAAGTTTGTCTGGTTGACCGTCGCACAGAATACCGTGCGTCTTGGATGGGTCGAAGTTTTCGGCGCGTATGGATGTCTGATCTCGTCAGTCTGGCTTGATATGAAAGCCTTCAATGCGGGTATGTCACGTTTAAACGTTGCATCTAATTCGCCTAGCTCGCAGACCAGATAGTTTGTGGCTTTGATCAAGGTGTCTTTGTTGTGCGGATCAAGTACCAGACCTTCGGAGAACATACCGTCCGGTATCAAATTTCTAAACCAAGATGTCTTGCCGATTCCTTGCTTACCTGCGAACGTCAGGACACCTTTCATTCCCGCTCCACCATGCCCGCGTACTGCCGCTACAACAGAAATGAGCCATCGACGAACAAACTGCTCTGATTGATCTGGAAACTCATCGAACTCAAGAGTAGAAACTAATTTATTAAAGTACGGGGTTTTCGGATCGAATGAAACCCCGTCTAACGAATCCAGATAGTCGCGGAACGGATGGTATGCATGTTCGTGCGCGTAGCCCATCATCCATTCGTCCACACGGCTAAAAGGTATGCCGTAATTTTGAACCAGATCCCGCATAAACATCAGGGTACGGTTATTCAGATCCTCGCCTGAAAAGTCATGTTTCGGAATGTTGACATCGATGGTATGCGACATCTGATTGTATGCCGTATGGATACCGTGGAACTCACAGATAGCCTTGAAATTATCGAGGCAGGGGACAATGCGGTCTTCATTGAAAGTCTTCCATGCAGGCTCGTGCAGAATACCCTTTTCTCTGTGTTCACGTAGCATCTCCGTTCGAGTGTGTTTAAGTTGCTCCCGCGCAACTTTTATAGTGACTAAAGTGTTTTCTTTGATCAGCTTTAGATAGTGATCCTTTTCGGTTGGAGTCAGGTGCGGCAGGTATGATGCTAGAATTTTGTACACGTCTTGAGAGGATGCCGGATCGCTTGGGTTTACGTGGTTGAGTGCTTCGTCGAATTGAGATCTGAATTCTGTCGGAGTATCCGTAACATCTGGATCATTGAAGGTTGATTCCGATGCCGTTTCCCTTTGAGCCACAAAAGGGATCGTAACCTGACATGCTTCTGCGTATACAGGATCGTTGCCATGCAACCAGTTAAGTAAATTTTTACCTGTTTTGTCAGCACAATGCCCGTGGTGGCACTTGAACCCCATCGGTGATAGGTAGGCAGTACCGTTGTCTAGCTCGCCGCTATGTTCATCCTGCCAAGGGCATGTGATGTCCCAAATGCCCTCTCGCAATTTAGCCTTCGTTAGTCCAAGCCGTTTCAGAGATTGCAGCGGGTAATCTAGTTCTTCACTAAGCGGTTCGGCGTAGTCCTCGTGTGTAGCATGGTACTTGAGATCAATGCCGAAGCTCTCTGCGATCTTACCTACCGTATACCTGCGATCAGGTCGCCACTCGTGCAGGACATGCCTGAAAGGTTGACCGTATTTGGCTTTGGTATTGGAGCCGACAGGTAAACGCGCATATCGAGTGCAACCCAACATTCCAGGATCACCCCCTCCATCAACCAGATCGAGCGCGACCAATCCTTTCAGCAAAGCCTCAATCGTACCTCGATCCATCTCAGGGTAATCGAAGATGTAACCGTACTGGAAATTATCAGGACTGGTTTCGATCCTCCACGATGGCACTATCGGATAGGACAGCATATCGATGTCGCTTATCTTAGCACCCTCGCCGGAGCCGATGTCGTCGATCATCATACAGTAAGCTGCGGCGAAGTTTGCCTTGCGCCTGCGGTTCTTACCGTCCTCTGGATCAGGGTAGAACGTGCTTATTGTGAAGAAATTATTCTGATCGGGATTCTCAATCGGATTCTTAGCCCATATTGTCCCGCCCCAATAGTGACGCAAATCTAATGCGTCCAGTTCGGCAGGATCTTCGATAAACCCTGTAACATGTGCGGCCTTATAATAGTCGCCCATAACACCATTTAAAAATTCCTTATTGCTCAGTGTTACGTTTTGTGATACTGTCTCGTTCATGTTGACACCTCGATTGTCTTCATTTGGTACTCCACCGCTATTGTGTTTTCTGTAACTTTACCCCTGATCAACATCAGGGGTTATTTTTTTGGAAACTTATGTACGACTTTATCATTCTCTCATTACCTAGATCCGGCAGTCACATGCTCGCATCCGCTCTCGACTCTCACCCCGAAATATCCTGTGAAGGGGAATATGAAATGATAGATAAAATACCCATCGGACATACCCGCAAACAGATACACGGTTGCATCGTGCAAGCATACCATATTCGACGTGAAATTGCCCCTATCAGTATCCCTACCAAAATCATACGGATCAAACGCCCGTTGGTTCAAATCGTAGCCTCTCGATTCCTCAATAGCATCGACGGTACGAATTCTGATCAACATACTGAGCCTGTCAAAAAGGAAGGTATAAGCCATACCCCTAAGTTTAAAGTCTGGAATGATCTGCTTCACGATTCGCTCGCCCTCGACGAGTTCACTGCCTCAAACCCTGCGTTAACCGTTTCATATAACGACATGTGCAAAGGGAAAGATGCCCGCAAAATAGAACACGAAACCGCATTGCGTATATGCGATTACTTGGAAGTGACACGAGCGCCTTTGATCCCTGCAACTTACAAACCGTCCTAGAGAAAATCGTCGATGGATTGTTTAGGTTGCTTCGGAGCAACTTTTTCTTTCTTGCCAGTCTTCTTAGGAAAGAATCCGCCGCCGTTCTCGATGTCGATGCACAACTGGATAACCTTACAAAGCAATTCATATCGCGGGTTAGTGTTGTTACCATTGAACAGGGAGCGAAGCGTACTCCTTGGTGCGCCGGTAGCCTCAGCCACCATACGACTAGACAGTTCGTATTTTTCTATGACTCCTACACACCAACTCCACGGGTTAGCCATCTGCTGTTCGTTGAATGTCTTCATTTTTTCCCCTCGGTATATTTGTTTATAGCTTCGATCAGGATCAGGCCAATCAGGTTGGCAACAGATCGATGTTGTTCCTCAGCCATAGCGCGCAGATTTTCTGACAAATCAGGATCGGTTCTAATTGATCTCGGTAGATGTACAAATTCAGTCTTAGTTTTCACGGTTATAAACCTCTTGAGTTGTGATAAGAAGTGTGATAGAGTACCATCTCCTTCAACAAAATGCAACAAAAGGATTATTTTATGAATATCACATTGACCATGACATTTAGCTCTACACAGGAGCTTCAAAGTTTTCTCAACACTGCAGATATGGCTGCACCTGTACCCGCGACCCAAAACACTCAGGAAGCTCCGGCTAAGACCGGCGAGGTAGTTCAAATGCCTGCCTCTAAGCCTGCCGAACCTGCCCCTACTCCGGCTGCTACTGCTATGCCTGTCGCTACCGCAGCCGCCCCTGTCGCTGATGACTTCGAAGTCAAACGAGCAGCATTGACCGGAAGGCTTCGCACTCTCGCCGAAGGGATGGATGATCCCTCTCAACTCGGAGCGTTCATCAACAGCTTCGGTGTCGCTCGCTTCTCCGAGTTGCCTGATGATCAGCTTGCAGGTTTCGAGCAGAATCTTAACGCTCGCTTTGGTGCTGCGTGAGCGAACATGCCCGCCTAAGTTTCAGTGCATCGGAGCGTTGGCTCCGGTGTCCTGCTTCCGTGTATATGTCACAGGGTCGAACTGGCGGCGACTCTGATGCAGCGAAAGAGGGTACGTTTGCTCATTCGATTATGGAGCGCACTCTCAAAGATTTTATAGCCGGTGTCGGTGAAGGCACGGTTGTTATGGTTCCGTCTGATGTACCCGATGAATTAAAATACCTAAACATGGATCTCGATGAGATGCGCGACTGCTTGCAGCGTTGCGTCAACTACGTCCTGGAAAGGTACAATGAATTGGGCGGCGAGAAAGGTACGGTCAGGATGGAGATCGAGCGTCGAGTCGATCTGCATTACATATCCAATCGCGACGACCTTTGGGGTACGGGTGATGTCATCTTGTCTAATGCTTCGACGATAGATGTCATTGATCTAAAGTATGGATCGGGTATCTTCGTCGAATCTGACACCACTCAAAACAGGCTCTATGTATTGGGCAAAATGTGCCAGTACATGAAGGCTACCAAAGGTGAGGTTCCGTGGACATGGGTACGTGGTACGATCATGCAACCTCGATTCCCTGATAAGAACGGTGAGATCTTTCGTTACGAAGAATACGACCCTGAGAAATTAATGGATTGGTTTGATAAAGATGTCCTACCTATAGCAAGAGCAACTGATGTCACAGACTTAAAACCTGTTGCAGGTCAGAAGCAATGCCGGTTTTGTTTAGCTAAACCTGACTGTCCCGCTGCTGCCGAGGTTATGCGCAACGCTATCAGTATCCCGTTTGCGCCTGCAACTGACGGTGTAGTACCGGAAGTGTTTGACGATGTTGCTATGATGGATGTTGACAGGCTAGTTGATATCTTCGATAAGACACCCTTGATCAATGGCTATCTCAAGTCTGTCGCTGACCGCATAAAGACGTTGCTGAAAGAACGTGATAAGCGTCTTGAGGGTAAGCTCAAGCTTGTCCGGTGTGGTGGCGCTAATGCGTGGAACACTGACGAAGAAACGATCCTGGCTGAGATCACCAAAGGCAGCGATAGGATACTTAAAAAGCATCTGGTTAAAGAACGGATGCTCACTGCGCCAGCAGCTTTGAAAATATCGAAGCTCAAGCCTGCGCAAAAAGAACGGTTACAGAAGTACATATCTAAAGGTGAAGGTAGCCTTAGCGTTGTACCTGATTCAGATCCAAGGGATAATGCTTTGCCTGATATACCGTTCGAAACTACAGAGAAAGTTGCTTCCGAGCAACATTTTGATTTTTTATAATTGGAGAAAATTATGATATTGCAAAACCCCAATGGAACTAACAACGTGTTGTGGATTCGCAACGCTCGACTTAGTTTCCCGAATGTACTTGTGCCTAAGTCGGTAGAGAAGGGCCCGCCTAAGTATTCCTGCAACTTCCTGCTTACACCTGATGCACCTGAATGGTCAGAGATCGGACAGATCCTACAAGAACTAGCCACTGAAAGGTGGAAAGAACATGCTCCTGCTGCGATCAATATGATCAATCAGGACAAGTGGATGCGTTGCTACGGGATAGGTAGCGAAAAAACTAGCCGCCAGACTGGTGAGGTCTACGAAGGTTATACTGGCAACGTGGTCTGGATAGGTGGATCTAACAATGCGAAACCTACCCTATACGGGACTGATGGAAAAGAGTTGCCTCCTACAGCCAATGCCAACACCATGTTCGTCGGGGGCAACTACTGTGATGGCGTCATATCATTGTGGTTACAGGACAACGAGTATGGTCGAGGTGTTCGCTCAAACTTAGTAGCGGTGCAGTATCTTCGCGAAGGTGAACACTTCGGATCAGAAGAAGTCGATGCAGCAGGTATCTTCCAACCTGTCGCGGGCGCTCCTGCCGCCACTGCCTCTGCTCCTGGAATGCCTTCTATGGGTCAAGGTAATCATCTTGCTACGGGTGGAATGCCTGTGGCTCCGGCTCCGGCTCCGGCTTCCAAGAACATAGACTTCCTTTAAACCATGCAGAGCCTTCACCTGAAATCAAAGTTCACGCTAACATAGTGTCGTTCTCTAAAGTATCATGAGTCACGTTATATTAGACTGTGAATGTTACGTTAACTACTTCCTCGCCACTTTCATTTTCGAGAGTGGCGAGATTATCGAGTACGAAAAATACAATGACAGAGAGAACATGCCGATTGGTGATCTAGGCAGGCGCATACTCAGTGAAGGCGCAACCCTCGTAACCTTCAACGGCAAGCGGTATGATCTCCCGATCTTCTCTATGGCACTCATGGGTGCATCGAACGGTCTGCTGAAAGAAGCGAGCAACCTGATCATAAAAAACAACTGGTTTTGGTGGCAGCTTGAAAACAAGTACCACTTCCACACGCTGCAGATAGATCATATTGACATCATAAATCCGCTACCGCTATTTGAAAGCCTCAAGCTATATGCTGCTCGCAACGGTACGTCGACTATACAAGATCTACCGCTACATGAATCCACGGTTATCGAGGACAGTCACCTCGACCTTATGCGCCTTTATTGTCGCAACGATTGCATGGTCACATGGGAGTTGTTTCTATCCTTATGGGAACAGATTCAGCTTAGAGTCAACATGGGCAACGAGTACGGACAGGATCTCCGGTCACTATCTGATGCTCAGATAGCCGAGAAGGTGATCTGCTCAGAGTATCAACGCATAACAGGCAGCAAGGCGATCAAGCCTATCGACAAAGGTACTGAGTTTTTGCCGAGAACCCTAACATATACTGCGCCTGATTGGGTGAAGTTTACCACCAAAGAATTAAACCTGTTCCTGTTTTTCCTGGAAGAAACAACTTTCGACATAGGTGCTAATGGCAAAGCAATTACCCCTGATTGGATGAAAGGCAAAACTGTCACCATAGACAATCGCAAATATGCTGTAGGGTTAGGCGGGCTGCATTCTAAGAACAGTGCCGAGTCCTATGAGTCAACAGACAGGTACACAGTAACCGACATAGACGTCGAAAGCTTCTATCCGAGGTTGATACTAAACGCCGGTTATGAGCCGCCTCACATGGGCAACACGTTCACTAAGATCTTCTCGTCCATAGTTGACCGCAGGGTCACAGCAAAGCGAAGCGGTGACAAAGTTACAGCAGACACATTGAAGATCACAATCAACGGAACCTTCGGCAAGCTCGGCAGTGTTTTTAGCGCCATATATGCCCCTAATTTGCTGCTAGGGGTGACTTTCACCGGACAGCTAACCTTACTGATGCTTATAGAAAGGCTGTCTCTAGCTGGCATACAGTGCGTGTCAGCTAACACCGACGGTCTGACGTTGCTAGTACCTAAAAGTAATCCTGATCTTATGTATAACATCGTAGCAGAATGGGAAAAGGAAACAGGGTTTAACATGGAAGGTACGATCTACAAATCTATCCACTACAGGGATGTGAACAACTACTTCGCACTAACATCTGACAATCAGGTCAAGACCAAGGGTGTATTCAAACCGCCCGCATTGGCTAAGAATCCGACGACACCTATATGCGCCAAGGCTGCTATCGATTATGTGCTTTACAATAAGCCTATGTTCAGTACGATATACGAGTGCAAAGATCCGCACCAGTTTGTCTCGGTGCGTAAGGTCAAAGGTGGAGCCGAGAAAGATGGGGTTTATGTAGGCAAGACTGTCCGATGGTACTACAGCACAGAGACATCGACACCTATAAATTATATCTCTAATGGTAACAAGGTTGCCAAGAGTGATGGGGCCATACCGATGATGAGAATGCCGGTAGATCTACCGGATGATCTCGATCACGAATGGTATATCGAAGAAGCATGGGACATAGTTAAGAGTGTGGGGTATACAAATGACAGATAACCTAACTGCAACAGAAATTCAAATGCGGATGAAGCAGGCAGAAGACAGGCTCGGACGTATTGACCACAAGAGGTTTTACAATGGAGTTTAGCAAGAGGACAAATAGAGCAATAGAAAACATGGTCAGAGCGAGATCAGCCTTGAAAGAGGTTGATATGTTTGACAGCGATGAGGACCGCATGGATACCGGCGTAGATGATTGTGAAAGACTAGGCATTATGGATCGTCTTAAAGCTATCATCGATACGTGTGAACAAATAATCAAAGAGGAAAATCCAGAATGACAATTACGAAAAAATGCCCGCTATGTGATGAGAGCGTTAAGATGCATAACAACGGAAAGATGCGTTGTCACCTTGATCCTATGGGTGAAACCTGTTCGGGATCTATGCTTACCTTAGAAAATGCAGGGAAGTTAGCCGCCGATAGAGCCGATAGATCGGACATCTGGTTTGACGATGAACGTTCTAATAGGTTGTGAGTTCTCCGGCATAGTTCGGGACGCATTTCTCAAGCGCGGTCACTTCGCAATGTCCTGTGACTTCCTGCCTAGCGAATCTCCCGAAGGCTTACACTACAGAGGTAACGTGCTTGATGTTCTTAACCCTGAGTTCCTGTTGAATAACGGTAAGATCAAATGGGATCTGATCATCATGCACCCTGACTGTACCGCACTCTGTAATGCGGGCAACAAACACTATGCCGAGGGATCGCCGCTATACTATGAACGGGTAGCCGCTGCCAGATGGACAGCCATATTGTGGTCTAAGTGCAGGCACGTATGTAAGAATGTGGTTTTCGAAAACCCTCCTGGAGTTCTTACCAGTATGGCAGGCTTGCCGTTGCCGCAGTTTGTGCAGCCATACGAGTTCGGTCACATGCAACAGAAGCGAACAGGGTTGTATAAGACAGCCTCAGTTCCCGATCTAGTTCAAACCAACAACGTGTACCGTGAAATGATGCGACTGCCTGTAAGGGTGCGAGAGGCAGTCTTTTATATGGGGCCGAGTGCTGATAGATGGAAAGATCGAGCTAGGACATTCACTGGCATAGGTGATGCTTTTGCCGAACAATGGGGTAATTTATGAGTTATGCAAATATTAAAATTCGGCCTCTTTTTGTAGTTGCAGCCGTAGTTGGATGGGCTGCTATCGAATTGGTACTTTGGTTGTTTAGTTTTGTAACAATTAGCATAGGATAAGTTTATGAAAGAGAAAGAGATAGAGCGTAGGTGTTGCAAGATGGCAGAGCAAAAAGGTTGGATACCTTTGAAGCTAACTTGCCCGAATCGAATCGGTGTACCTGATCGAGTGTTCGTTGCGCCTAAAGGTGCTACCGTATGGGTGGAGTTTAAGAAAGATGGCGGCAGGCTTTCACCTGTACAAAAGCGAACCATAGCAGAGTTTACTGAGTTAGGTCATGCGGTGTTTGTGATCTTCAACGTCGAACAGTTTAAAAAGATACTTCATCTAAGTGATGTGGAGAAGTGGTGATATGCCGATAATTCATGACGAAGAACTAATAGAATCGTACAAGGCGATTAATGAAAAATTGTCAATGCGAATTTACGAGCTTAGCGATGATGCTGTAGCAATGCGAGAACGTAATCGTCGGCTGCAAGAGGACTATCGGGTAATCAAAAGGCAAGTTGGTATATTGGAATCTAAACTGGAAAAACAGTCTCACAAAAAAATGAGACTGCACCGCAAACCTAAGAGGGGTTACCCGCAATATGTTAACACCTGAGAACCTACACAACTACCAAGTCCGTACAGCCAGACACATCGAGGATAATCCGGAGTCGATGCTCCATCAAGATCCTGGATTAGGTAAAACCATATCTACTCTGACAGCCGTAGAGAGCTTAAAATATGACTCATATTCTGTGTCGGGTGTATTGGTGCTCGCCCCGCTCCGTGTAGTACAGTCAGTATGGAAGCAGGAAGCGAAGAAGTGGTCGCATACACAGAATCTCACGTTCTCTTATATGATCGGGGATAAGGGTAGCCGCATACGAGGTCTATGCAAAAAGGCAGATATTTACCTGATCAACTTTGAGAACTTAGTCTGGTTACAGGCCGAGGTCGAACATCGGTTTTTACGACACGGCAAATACCCGCCTTGGAATATGTGCGTCATAGATGAGATCTCAAAGATGAAAGGCACTCGTATAAAGCAAGGTATAAAGCGAGGGGTGGCAACACTCAAGCTTTTACAGTATTGCCCGCGAAGGGTAGGGTTAACCGGATCGCCTGCCCCGAACGGCATGTTGGATCTGTACGGGCAATATCTCTGCATAGATTCCGGTAAGCGGTTAGGCACAAGCTTCGACAGGTACAAGTTCAAATACTTCTATCAGTCTGATCACAGTGGATACAGGTTCGCCCCGTTTGAGAAGGCTAAGCAACAGATCACTGACCTGATCGGTGGCATCACTATGGATCTTAGAGCCGAAGACTATCTTAAAATGCCGGATCTGTTAGACAACGATATCATGCTTGATATGCCTAAAGGTATGCAACTTGAGTATGATCAGATCGAGAAAGAGATGTTAATCGAATTGGAAAGCGGTAACTCAATCGAGATCAAAAACAAGGCATCACTGGTGAATCGTTGCCTGCAATGGGCGGGCGGCGCAGTTTACCTAAATCCTGGTTTACCTGAGTCAGAAAATATACACACGATGAAGATCGACGCCATGAAAGAGCTTGTCGAAGAACTTAACGGACAGCCCGTTCTAGTGTTATATCAGTTTCAGCATGAAGCTATCCGCATCCAGAAAGAATTCCCCAACTCGATGTGGATCTCATCGAAGACCTCGGAGTCAGATTTCAATCAAGCTATCATCGACTGGAATACTGGCAACCTCGATATGATCATAGGACATCCGGCATCGATGGGTCACGGGGTTGACCGCTTGCAAACCAGTTGCCACAACATAATATGGTTCGGTCTAAACTGGTCATGGGAGTTGTACTATCAGGCGTACTCGCGCATAAGAAGGCAGGGTAACAATGCGCCGACTGTTATGAATCACAGGATCTTGATGGCTAACACGATGGACATGGTTGTGCTTAAAGCCTTGGAACTAAAGATGGAAGATGAGACATCGATACGAGATCTCATCAAAGAGTACGGTCGACTTAAAGCTATTGCGTAAAGTTGCGTTGGAGCAACTTACTGGTTAACCCAATAAGCAAGCTTCGCGCTCTCAACATCCTGTTCGTTAGCAGATCCATATAGTTCTACCCACATACTAGCGATATCGCTTGGAGTCGCACCGGCAGCAACCAGAAACCTGTACTCTGCATCCTGTAGGGATTCTGTCGCGGTTCTACCGAAGTGAGTTGAGAGCAGATCGTTTATATGACCTGACCCTAGCGCCCTTACTATTTCATCTGAGATAACACCTGAGCCTTCCAAGGTCGGGTCGAAAAACGTAACACCCTCAACCCATTGATTGCCAACAAGGCGTAAACCTTCAAATTCTATTTCAACCCAGTTATCGTTAACTAATCTGATGTGCGACATGACTAACTCACTGTAACTTTAGGATCAACATTGACGTCTGTGCTTGCTTTCCTGAGCAGTGCAGATACCCGAATGACACCAAATGCAGTACCTCCTGCTTGTGCGGGAATTACAACAGATTGTTTATACGCAGTCCCAGTTCCAACATTCCATCCAGATGCTGATGCTGTGTGTGCAGCACCGCCTGAATCAAGAGGATATAATTGGGCACTGCGACCGGATACAACATCTGCTTCTGCGTGATTAGTTTCATTCGGATATGCAACTTCAATCCAGAAATCTTTATCTGTAAGCCCTGCATCCGCACTAATAAATTCGACCGTGATTGTTCTGCCTACAGTCATGTTTTGATCAACAAGTGTAATTAAGTCTGTGCTAACCACATTCCCCGCTTCCTTTATGGAATCTGCAACTGTACTTAATTGCCGG